GGCAGTTCTATTATATGGGTGCTTTTCGTTTTAACTATAATACTGAGTTGATAAGTTTAGAAGCCAGATCAGCAAATAAAAAATCAAAAGACCATATATTTGTTCCAGAGTTTACTGGATTTATGATAGCAGAAAATCCAGATCCCTTTCTTTATGATGAAGATTTATTTTTAAGAATATGGAATATTAGTTGTTGTATTGTAAAGGTTACTAGTGCACAAAATAAATCATTGTCAGGTTATACTAATGGTTCATTTATTAAATGTGGTGCAATTGATAGGTATAAAAAAGAAAATATTGTTTTATATCATAAGAAATATGGGATTATGGATACTGAACAAGCAATTGAAGATTTTATAAAACCACCTAAAGAGTATTTTGAATTAGAGAAAAAATATATTAGGTCTTGACAAAATGGAACTAACACCAGTTGAAGAACATAAAGGGATGCTCTTTAAGAGAGATGATTTATATGCCCCTTACGGAGAAGATTTTATTACGGGTGGTAAAATCCGTCAATGTCGAGATTTGATAGAAACAAATTTAGATTATATTCATTCAGAATGTAACAGTACAATAGCCACAGCCGCCTCTATACGATCACCACAAGGACCTATTGTTGCTAGAGTGGCACAAGAATTCGAACTCAAATCATTTATAGGGTTTGGAAACACAACTATAGAAGGTGCTCTCAAGCAGACAGGAATACGTTGGTGTAAAGATATGGGTTCAGAATTATTTGTCCTTAGTGAATCTCAAGGATATAATAATGTTCTGTACGCGAGTCTACATAAACTTATAGTATCAAAACCCATGTTTAAGGTTCTGTTTGGATATGCAGCCCAGCAATATCGGTCATCAATTATAGGCAAAATTGCAGAGCAGGTACAGAATATTCCAGATGAAGTTGATGTTTTATTTGTACCATGTGGTAGTGCAGTAACCTTTACTGGTATTCTGGAAGGTGCTAATCTTTATAATAAGACATTTCGGATTGTGGGAGTACAACCATTTGGATATGATAGGACCAAAGATGTTCATAAAAATTTAGAGGGTATGTCTTGGGAATATGATTATGATTTTCATTTAGGTAAATGGCCGTATCATCAATTATATAAAAGAAATGTTGGATTTGAATTAGATCAAATCTATGAATCTAAATCGTATGATATGATGAATGATTTACTAGATGAACAATATACACAAGCAAAACATCCATGTTTTTGGGTCATAGGAAATAGTAATAATATAAGATAATTATGGGACCATTTGATTTTATAAAAGCAATAAACGACTCTAAAAATGTCATGAAAGATAATTCTCTAGCAGAAAAGGACTATATTCCCTTTCTGATTAACAGGGGATTGTCTTTTTTTCAGGATACGGTCATACAAGTCAATGAAATGAATAGGTTACATTTTCTTGATAACAAACTCCAATTTGACTATTTACTAAATAATATCAGACCACGAAAACGGTGGTCTAAATGGTTGAAGCCAGACAAAATTGATAATCTAGAAATAGTCAAATTATATTTTGGTTTCGGTAATGAAAAAGCAAAAGATGCTTTAGATGTTCTCACTACTGATGACATCAAAGATATTAAAAGTAAACTTGCAAAAGGTGGAATGGAGAAACCAAATGACTATAAACATAGAAGAGATGATTGAATGTACATTAAAAGAACCTGATGACTTTTTAAAGATTAGAGAGACACTTACAAGAATAGGTGTTGCTTCAAGAAAAGATCAAACTTTATATCAATCTTGTCATATATTACATAAACAGGGACGATATTTTATTGTCCATTTTAAAGAATTGTTTGCCCTTGATGGTAAACCTACAAATTTTTCAGAAAATGATCAAGCGAGAAGAAATACAATAGCGAACCTATTATCTGAATGGGGTCTTATAGTATTGGTAGATTCGGCGAGGACATCCGAATTAATTGTTCCATTAAATCAATTAAAAATTCTAGCATACAAAGAAAAAGATGAATGGACATTAACAGCAAAATATAATATTGGAAATAAAAAGGTGATAAATGAGCACAGCGAAGAAGAAGGTGGGAATTCCTAAACCACCAACAGTTAATAGTAAAATTACATCATTAAAATTCTACAAAACAAACGAACAAGCACAATTACCAGTATTTTCAACGAAGCAATCAGCTTGTTTTGATTTGTATGCAAATCTAATTGAAGGTGAAATAGTACAATATTATGGTTCACTTCAAACAAAACAGTTACCTAGAAAAGTATCATTTGATATAAATAGTAATAATTCCTATTTACAAATGAATAATATGGAAAGAATGTTAATTCCTATCGGGCTTATCGCAGATATACCTGTGGGTTTTTCGGTTAGGTTACATCCAAGATCAGGACTGGCATTTAAACAGGGAGTTTATCTCACAAATTGCGAAGGTGTGATTGACAGCGATTATGTTGATCCAATTTTCGTAATGGTAACAAGTATCAGTAATGTACCAGTGCGGATTTATAGCGGAGATAGAATATGTCAAGGAGAACTGGTTCGATGTGAAAAATATACATTGGATGAGTCTGATAAAGCCCCTTCTCAAAAGACAAATAGAGTTGGTGGATTTGGTTCAACAGGTGTGTAATTAATACACATCATATTTTAACTTAAACAGGAGTATATATGTTAGAAAAAGCAACAGGCTGGATTCGTAGTCTTACAGAAGCAGGACTTGCGTTAATCGCATTAGGTGTAGTTCTTCAAATTCTTTTTGGAGCAGCTGTTCCTTTCCTTGGCATTGATGTCATTGGATCAGTTACTAGTGTAGTCAAATCACTCGGAAGCGAAGGCCTAGTTGGTTTAGTCGCAGTATGGGTACTTTGGGGAATTTATACTAAGAAGTAAGTACTTGACAATTCCAAAAAGTATGATATAATATAGTAAGTGAAATTTATATTATGGAAATACAACTGAAAGGGGTGTTGATTAACCCTTGGTGTTCTCACCCCTTTCTTTTATTATTATGAATGAAAATTGGCTAATTGAAGAGAATGAAATGGAAAAAAAATTTAAGTTAGTAGTAAAGGATTCTGGTAATTATACAGCAGACTCGTTTTCTGAATTAATTTGGATTGTTTTACGACATCGCCTCCAACATCTATGTAAAGGTGAAGGATGGCGTGATTGAGGTTGTCCATCGTGGAAACCTCGTAATTGTCACCTGCTCTGCGTATGAGGGGTGAATTTCAAATAACCTTGCTTTTATAAGGAGGAATTATGGTACTACGCGCATCACATGTCCCTGCAAATTTTGGGGATTTCGAAAGAGCTCTAGGATTTTCTATAGGGTTCGATTCAATGTTTGACCGTTTGCTTGGAGATAACACGCAACACGTTTCAAACAATCAAGGTTTCCCCCCCTACAACATCCGAAAAGACGGAGATATCAAGTACTTCATTGAAATGGCCGTTGCTGGTCTTTCAGAAGAGGATCTTGAAGTCGAATTAAAAGAATCCGTTCTTCAAATTCGGTCTAAGCAATCTACAGAAGATGAAGCTAATTATGTTCATCGTGGGATTGCCAAGAGAACATTTGAAAGGGCTTTTACTCTTTCTGATGATATTGTTGTAAGGGGTTGCGACCTTACTAACGGAATGTTAACCATTGAACTTGAGAAAGTAATTCCAGAGGAAAAACGAGCACGTTTAATTCCTATTGGAACTAAGAAAGTCAAGTCGATTAACTAATTCGGTGCGCCCACCAGTATTTTATATTGGTGGGCATTTCTGTTTACTAAATATTACAGAAATAAAAACCCATATCATTAGGAGAAAAAATGTGTAATAACGAAGAATGTAAATGTGTTAATTGTACCTGTGAACCATGTGAGTGTTCAGAGGAAACTCCATGTGGATGTGATTTATAGAGAAAAAGGAATATTATGTTACCTTTATTATTATTCAATGTTATTTCTGGTCTTGTTATAGACAAGGCTACAGACTTAGCAACAGAGCATGTGGAAAGTATGATAGATGATTTACTTCCAGCGAATGCAAAAAAAGAATTAGACAAAGCTATAAAAGATGACCCCGCACATGAATTCAAAAATGCCAAAGAGGCATTGATGGCCGCAGTTGAGGGTAAGTTACCTATCGTCAAAGCAGACGGAACACTCAAACGAATCGAAAAAACATTTACAGTTATATTCGATCCTACTACTGGCTCAGTTGAAATAAAATAAACTTAGGAGAATATTATGGCAGTCAAGATACCAACTTATAACGGACACCTGACAAAAAACTTTGGGTATCAAGAAATGATAAAAAGTTCAACCGCCGCACGTTTAGGTATCTCAAACGATGCAACAAGAGAACACGTTATCAATTTAACCAACCTATGTAATTTTATTTTACAACCGATAAGAGAAGAGTTTGGAGTTATTCGTATCAATAGCGGATATCGTTCTCCAGCATTAAACAAGGCAGTAGGTGGTTCAAAGACAA